TTTTGTTAACAACTCCTCCTAGCATGTCACCAGCTGGTTGTACACCTGGCTCTTTACTTTCTATTTCTATGCCAACAGACTCTAACTTCTGTTCTATTGACATCTGTTCAAAGGACTCATCCGTAACAACAGTAGGCATATCAGTTAGTTTCTCGATGTAATTAAACCAAGTCTCTAACTGTTCATCTGTCCATGTTGTTTTGTCTTTAGGATACTTTTTAAGTTCTGCATATTGATTTGCTGAACCTAGTATCTTGACTAGAGTTTCTTTTGAATCTATGTTAGCAGTCATTGCACTAACAGTTTCTGATATAAAGGTTACATCCTGACTCATTCTTCAGTACCTAGGATACTGTCCATGATAGCTGCATGTGCAGCCTTGTCTTCAGGTGATATTTTGTTTTCTTTCTTACGCATGTCTAGCTTGACAGTAGTCTCTACCATAGCGTCTTTGTCAGCTTGTTCCTGAGTGTAACCATCAGGTGCTATAGACGTAGCCTCTTCTTCAGTCTGTTTACTACCAGACCATAGCTCTACACCTAAACCAAAGCGCATACATGCACGTTTAAATGCATCAGACTCTGCGTCTTTAAGATTGTTACCGTCATTGAACTTAGCATTGCCAAGCTTGAAGGTATCAACATCGCCAAAGCCATCGTAACTACCCATACCTTCTATGACGATAGTACCTTTGGCACCGACTATTCTTTTTTCTCCGTTGTGTGTACCGTATACAGGTTTACACTTCCAGGAGTATGTCACACCACTATCACGTAGTCTTTCTACATAATTAGCGTGTGGTACGTAGTCTCCGAACTTACCAGCAGGTGCTTTTTTTACTAGCTCCTGTGGAAATGGGGACAACAAGTCAACGTTATTTGTCATAACATTCCTTTCTTACTTTCTTCTGCCGAATTGCAAGAGTGCAGAGGCAGAAGGAAGTTTCTATTCTTCTTCTGTATTCAAGTCTAATAGGTTAGCAATATTAGTTATACCTCTTTCTAAAGGTATTAACTTAACATCGCCTTTATCATTAGCAAGTATTATCTGGGGTCTATCACCTAGTCCAGAGTATTCTATACTTGTTAACTTCCATTTAGACTCTACAATTAAGTTAGCCATATACTTATTATACTCATGCATCTTCTAAATTTACAAGGTATTCAGCAGTTACCCCTTGACCTGGCTTAGCAAAGAGTAGGTACTGACATGGTCTACCCATGCTAGCAAGCTGTTCTTGTGCATAAGTGTTATAGCTTTCAGTACTGCCATTAACCCACAAGCGTATGTCATTTACGTACATAGTTGTAGGTGTATGAAAGTGTCCAGCTATTGCGTAATCAAAGTCAGGCATTAACTTAGCTGATGCTAATGCTTTCCAACCTAGTAGTTTCTTACCAAAACCATACCAAGGGAAGCCACCATGACCTCTTACATTATCTCCATGCCATACAAAGAATCTACATTTGTCACCTAAATCAGCTATACCAAACCAGTGTTCGTCTCCTGTTGGTATTCCAAATGATATACGTTTCTCTTTGTCATATATCATAGACATAATTTTACCCAGCATTCTATCGCTGTTGCTGTCAGGATGGTAGTCTTTCCTAGCTCTACCACCTAAGCTTCCATGGTTTCCTATTACCCATGTGACATCTACCTCTTCAAAGTTAGCAAGTAATATGTCAAAGAACTTTGTCAATATCCTAGGACCGTCTACTGTTACTTGGTTATATAGACTTGCATCTATTAAGTGTGATTGTCCAGGGAAGATAAGCTCACCTTCAACTATATCACCAGCTACTAACACTGCACATTTCTTTACTGTATGTGCATGTCGTTGAAGGTTTGTCAAGTTTACAATTTTATTAGCGTACTCAATGACACGTGCCTCAGCTACTTCGGTGCTATAATCTGGGGTTACCTTAGCTAATTGTACATCAGATAATATAGCTACTGCTATCTCTTCTGTTTTATTTTTCTTAGAAATTTTAGGCTTAGGTATTTTAGGTTTATCCCACGTCCTTAGGTTAGTATTGACTGCCTCTAATAAAGCCTCAATCAAATCAGCTTTTTTATTTTTAGCTTTGTCTAATTGTTTTAATAGACGTAGGTTATCAGCTTTAAGCTGTTGTATCTTGGTTGATTCAGCCTCAGCTAATAACTCTTCTATGTTATTATTCTTTGCCATCGTCATCCATATTCTGAAAGTGATTTCGAACTGCACTCTCACTTATTTTTATACCAAAGTTTTCTTTCAATAGTCTTGAAACAACATATGGTTTGATAGGTCGTCCTGCTTTTACTAAATCCTCACAACCTTCCCAAAATGGTATGGCTTCTTTTGTGATTCTACTTAGTATCGCACTACGTTTGCCTGATTCTGCCTCGGCTAGCATTTCATTTATATCCATACTATTCATTATATTAATTTATAACTCATAGTCAAGCACCTAATCGTGCAACGCAAGGGCATAATTCTACTAACCTATGCTCCCAGGTTTGTAACATCTAGCTTATAGTATTGATTACCTAGTATGGTCTATCTAATACTCATCGTCTTAGAGTACAGCGGTTTTGATGTGCGTATAGCCATCTACTCATGCTTACGTTGCAGCCATAGAGTGTTTAATTAGTATCACATAATATCTCCTTTCATATTTTATATCAAGTGTATGAGTAGCTCACGCGTGAGTTACGAGTGACCAACCAATGGTCACGAAGTAACGAAAGTGTGAAGCGGGCATACACGACTTAGGTATGCGTAGAGGTGTTCACTATGGGTTGATTGTTGTCATTATTGAAGTAAAACCTGTTGCAGATTCTCTCTGCACTCTATTCCTCTACATGAATGTAGCTTTACTAAGGGAAAGGAACCTAAGCACACTTGCGTGTTACTACATTCCATACCACTATACTACATTGAGTTTTAATGCATGTTCTTTTACCTCTTGTATATCTTTAAGATTTATAATCTTTGATTTAAGGCATACATCATAACAGTATTTAAGTAGGTTAAAACCATTAGAGTTATTACCAGCACCGAACACATGCATATCAGATACCCATATTCTACGTGAGGGCATAGTAGCTAACCAATCTAATGCTGGTCCGTCTACTACGTTGCCCATACCACTATGTGTATTTAGATAATTTTCTGTCACACGCCTACCATTTCTAGCAATAACACGTAAATGACCTTGACTAGACCAACCATTGTACATAGCAATAGTTACTGCAGGTAATATTTCCATAATATCTAAGATATCTTGACCATTAAACCGCATAGAACCTGATGCATCAATAAGTATTGTGCCACCAAGAGTACGCTGTTTCTGTTTGAATATCTTTTTATCTATACAGTATCTATTAATATACTTAGGATTGTAACCAAAGTCAGCTGGTCTGTATGCTCTAGAACCTTTAAGTCTACCTTGTAAGTTGACTGTCAATGGTGGTTCATGTATCTTCATATCACCCCAATGTCCTACATGAGTTGTACTAGTGTATCTCATTTCATCAATAAGATTACGTTTCATACGTTTTTCTAATGCAGTAGTATCCAACTCAGCAGACTCAGACTCTTTTTCTGTCTCTGAATCTTCGGATGACTCATCACTTTCACCTTCACCAGAGTCTGGTTGTTCTACAACATCATCACGTTCTGGTTTATCCATAAAAGTTTCAAGTACTTTTGATAACAGCTCTGCTGTTTTCTGTACCTTACGATATGTAATTGTTTGACCATGATTGTGATTAATAATCTTACCTATAAAATTATTAATAACATCTATTGCAAATTTTATTTCTGTTCTTCTTAGTTGAGTAAGACTCTCATCTTGTGTAGCATTAATTAAACTTTGGTAGACAAATTCGTATTGTTTACTACTTTCATACTTAGTATAAGTTTTATCTGATTCTTGTGTACTGTACGATTGTATACCATAAAGTATTATGTCTGCTATAGATGATTCGTATATAAGTTTCTGTAACTCTACAGATACTACCATCTCACATTCTAACCACTCATCAACATGCAACAATGCTCTGCCTAATAAGTAATTAATACGTACACTTTCTAATACTTTAAGTGCGTCACTCCTAGTACCTCGCAACAGTTTACCTGCTGTTTTCGGTGACCATTTTGTGTGACCTAGCTCATGTCTACGTATCATTCTACTATGATTGACACCACAAACATTACATTCCCTATCCATAGGTACATACATCTGTCTATTTAGATTGTCTGTCCTTGGTTCAGGTTGAATATCTGTTGTCTCTAGTACATGCCACTCCTCATTGGTTACTATCTGAGGATATGGATATGCCTTAGACATTAGATGCACTTAGTGTTATAGCGTCTACTAATTCTTCTGCTTTGTCACCGAACACTAGCTTACCTGCAGTCTGTACAGTGAAACCTTTCTCTTGTAATGCAAAGAACTCTGTCCATGCACGTACTGAGATGCGTTCTTCTGGGTCGTCTATCAAGGTAGTATCACGAATAACATCTTGCCATTCGTCTGGGAACTGTGCCATAGCTTTAGGGTGTACAGTATCTACATGTATCTTGACTGGGAACCTATCCTTCAGTGCAAGAGGTAATGATTCAGGTGGACTGTTCGTAGTAGCTACGACTTGAAAGCCTTCAGCTGGACGTACTGTCTCCTTAGTATCATTGTTAAGTGTTAACATTGCTATGTCTTGGTCATCTAATATTGCATGCAAGAACGTCATAGCATCTGGTGAAGCGTGGTCTATCTCGTTGATAACCAACCTACCACCATTACGCCATGCTTGTATAGCAATACCATCATGCCATTCGAAACCACCGTCTGCACTTGGCTTGTAAAAACCTTCCAAGTTTGCAGAGGCTGTGTCCTCTGTCATAGTTATTTGGTACACGTTAGGGTTACCTTCCATGTCCATAGGTGTGCTTACTTTTACTGCACTATATGTCTTACCAGTACCTGGAGGACCGTGTAATAACACACGCCTTGACTTACCTAGTACCGAACTTACCATCTTCCAACAATCATTTTCCATTGTTTATCCTTTCTATATTATTTCTTCTTCATTAGGTAACCATTTACAATAAATGTCTATGGTACCTGTATTATTTTTCCTTTGTTCTATCTCGAACTTACCACGTATAGCAAGGTGAGATATATTACGTTGAGTCATTGACTCTATATTTGCTTTGACACCGCTTATCCAACTGTTTGCAGTACCTATTATGTACCACATATCTGGTGTTGATAAAAGTATTTTTACTTTATCATCTGTTAATAGACTAGGTTGTTTACCTTTTCTATTTACATACCTTTCAGGTGGAGTAGCTGGTCTCATATCTTTAGGCATCATCTGCTATCTCCTTTAAGAAATCTTCTGCGCTTACGCCAATAGATTCCTGTAGCTTGGCTATGTTTACTTGTGTCAAGTCAAAGAGTTTCTCTTCGTCTTCTGTTAGGTGACACTGTATAGACGTTGGCTCTAACGATAACCAATTTCTAAATATTAATCCCTCTGTTGTTTCATCACGTATAGTACTTATCTCATCTAGAGTTAGACTATCTTTACCTTCTGCCAATGGGTGACCAGGTATAAAGTCTGTCATATCTTCTGCTCTTATCATCGTTGTTATTTCCATAGCACGTTGTATAGCTTGTAGATTAGACTCTGCTGGTACAATTATATGGTATACAATAGGTTCTTTTGACTCCATAGTTTCCATATGTCTTTTATCATTGTGACTATCGTCTAGAACGTATGCAATAGTAACTGTATATTCTTTCTTATCTCTTTCATCTGCATGAATATGCATTAGTTATTCCTTTCTTTGTCGGTTAGCACGTAAGTAGAACCGACAGAGAAAGCAAGGGCATTAGCTCTCAGCTGTCGGGTTCTACTGCGTTTCACTCGTCTGTGTTAACGAGAGAATTATAAGGGGACATAGTATAAATATCATACTCATGTGCCTCGAATGTTATTGATGAATCACTATCAGCTAGTGATACCATATGGTCTATCTGCGCAATAGCATCGTCAGCACTTGTATCGCTACTGTACGTAAACGAAACTGTGAGTACATTAATATCATACTTCATATTCTCATCTATGTATGCGTATACTTGTGACATTATTCTTCTTCACCTTCTGGATAATCAGTTATTATTTTAAGAATTTCTGTGTGTCCTGATATTTGATTCTGTAAAAGAACCATTAGTTCTACTAAATCTTTTACTGTTTTTTCTAGTGCATCTAATTGATTGTTACTCATCATCTATATCCTTTGCTATATCATAAGCCATTTGATTTAAGTCCATCATCAATGCCTTGCTATCATCGTCACCATCTTCATTGACATGGTCTGTAAAGTCAGCTCTAAATTCGTCATCTGATAAGACAACAGCCATAAATTTAGCTTGAAATTTAGGGTCACTTTCACCTATGTTATCTACAATAGCTAGTTGTATTCTACCTATCATACCTACTTTTTTTACTATATCTTCTAGTGCGTTAGTAAGTTTTAATAGTGCGTCCTTAGTTGCATCGTCCATATTATTTCCTTCCATTTATAATTGACTTTCATTAAAGAAAGCCTCGTCATTATCTGATAATTCCTCATCAAGTTGTGAAGAATTAATTGCTTTAGTTACTTGATATTTAACAGCCTCTTCAAACATACCAGTGAACCTTTTAACCTCTGGTAGTACACCATTCTTGTTATTGTTCCAAGCATTGAGGTCATTCAATGTCCATTGTATGATACGAATTAACTGTTCATTAGTTAGTTTATCTAACATGTTGTTCCTTTCTGTGTGTGTTGTCTGTCGTAGTGTGATAGTCATACGACAGACAAGACAGTTATTATATTAGTTACCGAATGGGCTATCGTCTTCGTCTGGTTCAAAGACATCCTCGACTGCCCATGCTTTGGGTTTGATGTTTAGAAACTCCAAGTCCTTTGTTTGTATCTCAATGGCTTGGGTGTCATGGTATGTACCAACTGCTATGTTGACCATATCCTCTAGTTTTTCGTACTGATATTCTGAAAGTAATTCTCTCATAATATCCATTGCATTTTTTACTTGCACTATATCCATTAGTATTCCTTTCTATTGTTTATTCGTTAGTAGTTGAATGCTATATTCATAGCTATCATTAGTACTATAAAATAAAATGTCAGTGGTCTCATATAGTTATCCTTTCTATCGTAATCGGTAGTAGCTACTTCCAGGTGCTTTCGCCTGGGCTAATTCACTACTACCATTTGGTATTTATTACATAGCTAAGTCATAATCTTATATCCTTTCTTGCTATCATAAACTTTATTCTACCTACATACATAACGTACATAGGTAGTATAAAACCTACTTGGTTTTAATAGGGTGCAGTTTCGAGTTCATCGCTTACAGCGACTTCCTCTACTGCTACATCCTCCGAGGCAGGTGCCTCAGATGCAGAAGCCTCTCGTGACTTCTTAGATGTTGGGCTGGCGTTATGTAAATCCATCAACGCCCATTTGTTGATATGGATTGGGAATGTTTCTTTAACTCCCTTGATATATGTGGTGATGAACGTAACATCTTTCCACTCGGTGATAGGCTCACCTGTTATTCCGCATACCATAGGGTACGCAATTGGTTTTGACATAAGTATATCCTTTCTATTATTGGCTTATGCTTGACATATATTATCTATATACATCAGTTGTCTGTCCGACTTCGCGTTAGTCGGAAGGACAGACAAGTGATATATACTAGCAGTGGTACTGCAAGAATATATAATCCACATTGTGTGTGGCGTCACATTCGTGACAATAGTTTATAGTTTTAGTATCCATAACTTCCTTTCAAGTTAGTTGTACATTTCCTCTATTATATAGTCATCTACATAGTCACTATCATTCATAATATCCTTTCATATTAAAAATTAAATACAGCCCCTGTATTCCGAAAGTTCGGAAGGGGCTGTAATTTAAGTGTTATCTAAAGAGAGATAGTTGCTTAAGCTTATCAATACGTGTGAGTTCACGTGCTGATACATCCCAAGCATTTTCGCCATTAAGATATACTTTTGGCGCACAATCTTTATAGTGTATATTAAGCGGATATGTCTTGCCATTGCTGGCAGGTTTCCAATACGCATCCTTTTTGAATACGATAGGGTATAGACATACACGACATAGTTTCTTATTAGTAAATTTATCCATTGTTATTCCTTTCTTATTAAATAGATAATAGTTAACGTAAGTCTTACGACCTCCGCGCTAGTCGGAGAGTAAGACGTTTATTTAGTAGAATTCTTATAATCATCAGTATCTCTATATGGCATGTGATGTTTACACCAATCGTTATCTAGTATCTCATCACTCCACATATTCATATTACATTTAGTACATGTCCATAAGTTCTCTAGGTATAACATATAATCCTTTCTATCCATAAAGATATATAGGTACAGTAAAGTACTACATATCTCTACAAAATAAATACATATGGTGTCAGACTGTCTGACTTCCGAAAGTCGGAAGGACAGTCTTATACCTATGTAGAATATTTATGTACTGTCTATAAATCTATTACTATATATAACCTATGACTACCAGATGTCAATCTGGATGTTCTACATATAGTACGTAAGGTCTGTAAAATATGCTGGTAATTCTTTAAGAAACCCTGTCTGTATGGGCGTTAGCGGGCATTAGTCTTATTGAAGCTAACTAAACCTTTTTGTAAGTCCTTGGGTACTGCCTTTGTCTTTCTAGTGTACTGTCTTGCCAGTCAGCAGCTTTCTACATCCCGATTGCACCTTCACCTGTAACAAATTACTTGTGTTTAGTGTTTGTATTTGAGAGTATGTTACCATATAATTAGCACTACGCAAACATCTACAGGAAGATAGTTTTTTATGGTCGAAACATCACACAATGTAATCTGTATAGCAGAGGGTTGTAGGAAGAAATTAACAGGTAAACAGCGTAAATTTCACTCCCCTACCTGCCAAAAGAGACAGTTTGCTAAAGATAAACGACATAATAAGAAAGTTGAAGCAAAACCGATTAATATAGAACGTAAGTCTGATGAGGGCGATTATGCCAGCGTTAGGCGAGGTCAGTATTATCGAGCTTTTGTAAGCGAAGGAATAGCTGACCAAGTTGCAACAGGCGATATGACGGTAGCACACGCTGCTTCCCTCCTTGGCTGCACCTCTGCTACTGTCAGTCGCATGCTCGCTGCCTACAAGATTGATACTAAAAACTCTGTAGCTGCCGAAGACTGGGAGTTATCAGCTGACGCTAAAGAAGCATTAGAAAATTTTGCTACCTTCCGACAAAAATACTTCCGAACCGAACTAGGTAAGCAGTATGACACAGCTCCTTTTCATAGTAACTGGATAAATAACATTATAGATAGTATAGAAAACGGTAAAGAGTTACTTATCTTAAGCCCCCCTAGACATGGAAAGACAGAACTGTTAATACATTTTGCTGTGTATCAGATATGCAAGAATCCAAACACACGTATCATGTGGGTAGGTGGAAACGAAGATATAGCTAAGAATGCCCTTAGCGCAGTCCTAGACGTGCTTGACACAAACGAAGAGTTAAGAGATGCATATTGTATGCCAGGAACATCTTTTAAGCCAGATAACCGCTCTGGTAAGAACTGGTCACAGAATCAGTTTACTGTAGGTACTCGTACAGTTGCAGGTATTAAGTCACCGACAATGGTAGCTGTAGGTAAAGGTGGAAAGATTCTATCACGTGACTGTGACATAATTATTGCTGATGACATTGAAGACCACCAAACTACTATGCAACCTGGTGCAAGAGAAAGTACTAGACAATGGTGGACAACAACATTATCAAGTCGTAAAGAGGAACACACAGCTGTAATTGTTATTGGGTCTAGACAACATCCTGATGATTTATATAACCATCTTTTAGAATCAGATAACTTTACAAGCATTGTAGAAACTGCACACAAGTTAGATTGTGCAATACCTGAACACTTACAAGAGGAACATATTGATTGTATGTTATGGGCAAACAAAAGAACGTTTAAATGGTTAATGTCTAGGTTACACTCTGCTGAATCTACAGGTGGTAGGCAGACATTCGAGATGGTGTACTTTAATCAAGCATATGTAGAAGGTACGCAAATATTTACTATGAATGTAATCGACCAATGTATGCGACCAGACTTAGTACTAGGACAAGTATATAAAAACTTATACTTAGTAGCTGGACTTGACCCTGCATCATCAGGGTATCAAGCATCAGTGCTATGGGGTATAGACCAATACCGTGGTGAGTTATATCTAGTTGACCTAGAAAACAGAAGAGGTGGAGGTATTAGA